GTGATTTAATTATAGAGAGATAGTGACTTTCACTTTTCTTTCTTTGCATTTCGCTGGACTCAAACTGTTCCATAATGGCTCCAGTTGTTTCCAGAGATCAATGTAAACCTAAAACACCAAAGCCCCACCGACCAGCCCCTCCCCACAGGTGCACTACCAGGTGCCCTGAGGATTGTGGGTGGTACGTGGGTCGCTGCTCCTGCCCCAACGTCTGCCAACGCGAGGGTTGGGACGACTTCTTCGTAGCTGACAAGGTGAAGCCTCCTAGCTACGTCGCCTCAAAGACCTCGGTCGCAGATGTTGTCGACTGGCTACTTGAAGAAGACCCTGCTACGGACGGCCCCTCGGAATTTGACCTCACGCAATTTTTCCAGGCTTACACGGACAAGTCCCACCAGATCCACCGTGACTATGCCCCGGACCAGCTTGCTCAGGCCCTTGACATGGCTTACATACTATCGGTGGACCCCCCGGACATCAAGCTCCCAGAGTATGAGGCAACTAGGTTCACCCATGACACCTCCTACAAGGGCAAACTGCCTAAGTGGCTGCGTGTGTATGGCATCAAGTCCCGAGAGCTAGCGAAGAAGGCTGTAACCAACATTCGGGGTGGAGCCCATTGGGCCAAGGGGCTGTTCAAGCAAATGTGGGACTCGTTGCCTGGTTGGAGTGAGGTGGAGGCGTACTTCAAAGCTTTCTTCGCTGGCATCATCACCGGTGTTGAGGACGCGCTGTCGAAGTCTCCGTCATCGGTGTGGACCTCACTCAAGCTCACGCCGTTGCTATACATATGGCGCAACATCAACGAGTGCTCTGATATTGCTGTGATACTAGGAGCCTTCTGGGCGACACTGGAACTTTACAACATCCCATCCAAAGTGTACGACCTGGTGTCAACTGCACTTGGCCCCATGGTTCAAGAGCTCGCCCGCAAGGTGATTAATGTGGTCAAGGGCGACGGCAGCGGCCCTAAGCAGGAGGGGGGCCGCCCGAGTTTCTCCATCCCTGGTGTGCTCCTGGCCACCTTCCTGTCTGCAATCATACTGGGGTCAATGCCCTCAGATGGCCTCATTAAGAAGATCTTGCGCGGGTGCGCCACGGCTGCGGGCTTGGTTGGGGGCTTCAATGCCGTGAAGAGTATAATAACCACAGTGCAGGGCGCCAGCGCTTGCAAGGACGTTAAGAAACTTGCCAGCCAGCTAATGTGTGTTACAACAATGGCTGCCACAGTTTCCACACGTGGCGAACGCCAAGTGTTAGCTAGCATGCTCAATGACCTAAATGAGAGTGTGCGCGAGAGGTTGGTGGACCCAGCCTACGCATCACTGGTGCCCCAGCTATCCGCCATGTCCAACAAGATCGTGGAGCTCTCCACAATGAATGCCTCAGCACTGTCGGCGGCCCGCAAGCGCACCCCCGCCAAAATCATAGTGTTGTGTGGACCCCCCGGTCACGGCAAATCTGTCGCGGCCCATAAGCTTGCTAAGATGCTGAATCCAAATGAACCGTCCATTTGGAATCCATTTTCAGACCACCATGATGAGTACACCGCAGAGGAAGTTATGGTCATCGACGAGACGCCCGCAGAACCAGGGCAGTGGATTGAGGATCTCATAGCCATGGGGTCCAACAGCCCATTTGTACCCAATTATGACAGGGTGGAGAACAAGACCAGATGTTTTGATTCCAAATATGTCATCATCACAACCAACCATAACCCACTTATTAACCCAACCCACACTCGTGCCGCCGCACTGGCTCGCAGGCTCACGTTGGTTTACGTGAATTCCCCTGACGTTGCCGACTTCCTGCGCCAGCATCCTGGAGTGCCACCACCTGCAACGCTGTTTAAGGCTGATTGTTCCCATCTGCATTTTGACATCCACCCGTATAATTCAATTGGCACAACGGCCATCGTCGGGCACAATGGAACAACACCCGTGCCACGAGCCAAGCGCGTATCCTTGGAGGGGTTGTGCAAGCATGTGAAAGAGATGCCTGACCGGGAAGGCCCTCCAGATGGGGTGCCTGAAAGGATGGTGCTGGTAGCCCCTGACAAAGGTACCGCACGGTTTGTCGAGGCCGTGATTAACACTTACCACAACTCCGGCCTGGTTGCCCAACCCGCAGCGTGGGATACAACCCCGCAACCGTACCAGCTTGCCGTGACTTGGCAGGGTTCAAACTCGACCGTAACGGGCCAGCGCTGGGACTGTAACCCGCAAACGCCCTTCGTGGCACCCCACTTCACGCGGAATATGTTCAAGCGTGTCCTTGGAACAGAAGTCCCTGAGTACCACCTTCTGGCCTACGCGTGCCGGATCACTTCCAGCTCGCTTGGTGACAAGAGCCTGCCGGTCCCTAATCCCACCGTTGTTATCAATGACCCTTCACCCACCCGCCTTGCCCTTGCCCTCATGCGGCACCTCAAAAATCCAATTGCCTCAGGCCTGCGCGTCGTTTGGGACCTGTTCCGCGGCTGTGCCACTGGCCCTAAGCGGCTGTTTACGTGGGCGCTTTCCCAGGAGTGGAACCCCATGCCCGTCACCACAGCCTTCACCTTTCCAGCCGGCACTGTCATCTTGCACACGGCTGGTGGGGTCCGTGTGGTTGTCCTTCCACCTGGCCCCCAGTTTGGGTTGACTGAAGTGGCGCGCCTTGCGGATCACAGCGGACAGGATGACCCCGTCGTGCCAGACATGTTTGGGGCGACGTGGACGGAACTCCTGTGGCGGCTTCTCAAGGTTATTGGCACCTTCCTAGCCAACTATGGGGTGGCCATAGCCGGGTTGACTCTTTCCATAGCTGCATTCAAGACAGCCAACAAGTCCGCTAAGAATGACCGCCAGGGCTGGCTATCTGGCAGCGGGGTCGCGCTGTCTGATGAGGAGTACGACGAGTGGATGAAATATTCCAAGAAGAAGGGCAAGAAGATCAATGCAGATGAGTTCCTCCAGCTGCGACACAGGGCCGCGATGGGCAATGATGATGATGACGCCCGTGATTACCGCTCGTTTTACACAGCTTACCAACTTGGGCGCGAGGGCAACAACTGTGATGACATCCCACTGCACCCGGCGGTCGGGCCAACCACTGGCGGCGGGTATTATGTCCACATTGGCAACGGCGTTGGGGTCACACTCAAGCACGTCGCCTCAGGTGAAGATGTCATCAAAGAACTTGGCAATGACCTAGTGAAGATTAGGACCAAGCACCATAAGGTGGGCGATCCCGCCATGGTTGTTGGCGATGGCATGCCAGTGAAGTTTGTAACAGGCCACCTTGTTGTTGACACTCGCAGTGAGTCAGTGGTGTTTGACCAAACTCGGTTGAATGTGATAAGGGTCAAGGTTCCTGGGCTTGAGACGCGGCGCGGGTACTGCGGCCTCCCATATGTCAACAGCGCCGGGCAAGTGGTTGGGCTCCACCAGGGCTCATACGGCGTGGGTGACAAGGTGATCACGCCCATCACCCCTGAGCCAACGGCCCCGCCCGATACCATCATGTGGCGTGGGCTTGAGTGCGCCCGCTCCGACATTGTAACGCACCTGCCCCACGGCACCAAGTACTCGGTGTCCCCGGGCATGAAGGAGGAGGCGACCAAGTGCTCCCACCAACCAGCGCCTCTCGGGCGCAATGACCCAAGGTGCGGCCAGACGCAGGTCGCGATGGTAGTCAAGGCCCTTTCCCCGTACACGGGCAGCCCTGCTGTTGAGAAATTGGACGGGTGTCTAGTTGCGGCCATCTCGGAGGTTCGCACAGCTATACAATCATTGACACCCAAGGGGGGCTTCCGACCGCTCACCTTCGCCGCGGCATGGCAAAGCTTGGATCTGTCAACCTCGGCCGGTGCCCTCGCTCCTGGGAAGACCAAAAGAGATCTGTGTGATCCCGACACGGGAATGCCAACCGGGAAATATAAAGAAGAGCTGCTAAGAGCATGGTCGCGGGCGGGCACAGGGACGGCCTTGGACCATACCTACATCGTGGCACTGAAGGATGAGCTACGCCCAGTTGAAAAAGTTGCTGAAGGCAAGCGCAGGCTCATTTGGGGCGCCGACGCGCGCGTCGCGCTAATTGCATCTGCGGCCCTCTCACCCATTGCAAATGCCCTAAAAACTGTTACAAACCTCCTCCCAGTGCAGGTGGGTGTCGACCCATCCAGCGCCAGCTGTGTGTCCGCCTGGGTCAATCGGCTGAACCGCCATGACCATTGCCTTGAGTTGGACTATTCCAAATGGGACTCCACAATGTCCCCGGTGCTGATAAATATTGCAATAGACATCCTGTGCAACACTTGCGCCAGTGACGGTTTGCGAGTTGCGGTGTGCCAAACACTCAAGACTCGTCCCACAGCTTTGGTCGAGGGCGTTGCAGTACCCACAAAGTCTGGCCTCCCATCTGGAATGCCCTTCACTAGTCAGATCAATTCAATTGTCCATTGGATACTGTGGTCCGCAACCGTGCGCAAGTGCTCCCTTCCCTTGAACATTGGGTCTGTTAATGAGCTTGCCCCATTCCTGACCTATGGGGACGATGGGCTTTACACAATCCCCTCCCATCTCACCAAAAGCATTGATGAAATTGTGTCAACATTGAAGGGCTATGGGTTGTCCCCAACAGCTCCAGACAAAGGGATGAACATTGAAATTAAGAAAACCTCCTTCACCTACATGTCAGGCCCCGTGTTCTTGAAGCGCCGCATCGTCCTCACGCCTGGCGGGCATCGCGCCCTGCTTGATCTAACATCGCTTGCGCGACAGCCCGTGTGGGTGAATGGCCCTCGGCGCTCCGTGTGGGATCACGAAGCTCAGCCGATCGAGATTGATTCTGAGGTCAGAACTATCCAACTTCAAAATGTCTTGATTGAGTCGGCGTGGCATCAGCCCCAAGATTTCAACCAGGTTGCAGCCCTAGTTTACAAGTCTGCTGAGGCTTCTGGGATCACCATCCCCAGATATTCTCTAGAAGAAGCCCGTGCTATTTACGACGGGCGCTTTTATGGCATCCAACATGTGAGTATGCCATGCAATAGTGATTTAATTAGAGAAGGAAACATGAGTGACAACAAAAGTATCCCAGAGCAACAGCATGAGTCATCGCGTGCGATGGACGCTGGCGCCACCGGCGCCGCCGCAGCTGCACCTGCCCCACCCGTTGCGGCCGCACCAGCTAGTGGCTTGGTGGGCGCGCTTGTTGCTGAACCCCAGTCAGGCCCGAGCACTGAACAGTGGCGGACTGCCTACACCCTTTTCGGCACTGTCTCCTGGAACGCTAATGCCGGCCCCGGGACGATCCTCACAGTGGGGCGGCTCGGGCCGGGCATGAACCCCTACACCCAGCACATCGCTGCAATGTACGGGGGTTGGGCCGGCGGCATGGACATTAGGATCACCATCGCTGGGTCTGGGTTCATCGGCGGCACACTTGCCGTCGCCGCCATTCCACCAGGCGTGGACCCGGAGAGTGTCAACGTGCTGCGCATGCCCCACGTGCTCATTGACGCTCGCGGCGGCGTCCCACTTGAGGTGACGTTAGAGGACATCCGAACATCCCTCTACCACCCGATGGGGGATGCCAACACCGCGTCACTGGTGATCGCCGTCATGACTGGGCTTATCAACCCCCTGGGCACTGACACCCTGTCGGTCACAGTGCAGCTCGAGACCAGGCCCGGCCGCGACTGGGTCTTCTTTTCACTGCTGCCCCCCACTGCAGGCGTGGCCTCGGCCGACCCGTCACAACTCCTCACCAGGGTGGCCCTCGCCACCTCGCCAGAGGTGCGCTTCGGCACGGGAGTGCTTGGCATCCTTGGGTTACCATCAAACCCATCTGTCAACCGAGTCTATGACGTGCAGTCCCGCACACGCGGGTGGAGCTTCCCCATCCCTAGCTCTAGCGTGTTCATGGGGGACGCCAGGAATGTCGAACACACCCGGCGGGTCATGGTCCAATCATCAGCCCCAAACAACCCCCTGTCAGATGTTTTCCCCGATGGCTTTCCAGACTTCATACCCCAATCAGACACTGAACCGGATGGCGGTGCCGTCATTGCCGGTCAGGTGCTCCCACATCCAGGTGATAATGACAATTTCTGGAGACTCACCCCGGTCGTCCGCGGTAATACCACGGCGGCCATCAACACCATCCCAGAACGGTTCAACCAAGTGTATTTCATCAACCTCGCCGATGAGGAAGCCGTGAGTGCGGCGACTGAGGAGCTGAGGTTTAATGGTATCCAGGGCATATTTGGCCAGCGCACCACCGCACGTGCTGTGCAAGTCATGCAAGGGTACGTCCCGCGGGCTGAACACATCATCCGGCCTGCTGGGTTTGCCGGCGTGGGCCCACAAGGGCCCAACGTGCCCATTGGCTTTGCCGGGACCATGCCAAATTTCAATGCAACGGCCAGCGGGGCAGACGACCTGGTGCCTGTCTGGGGACCCACCCTGGTGCACACTGCCTCCCTACTGGCGGGCACCACGTACGAGCTTGCCGAGAATTCAATGTACGTGTTCTCCGTGAGCACGTCCACTTCCACCTTTGAACTCGGCATGCTTGCCAATGGTACCTGGCTTGGCCCTGCACAGCTCGCTGGCACGGGCATCACCTGGACTGAAGTTCTTTCTGTCACCTACATGGGAATGCGCTTTGCCTACAACCCTTTGAGTGGGCAGGGCATAGGTGGTGAATCTAGGAGATTGTAATATGGCTAGTGCTGCTACGGCTGGGTTGACATTGTTGTCTGGCGGTGCAGGCATTGCCGCCGACATTGCATCAATAGTCACTGAGCAGCAAAGATTGGCACTGCAAAAGGAGCAAATTCGGAATAATTATGAGCTTGGCAAGCAAACCTTGTCCCTGCAACAACAAGCCATGGAAAATTCCAGGGATAGGATTAGGTTGTCTGCCGCCCAAATTAAAGAATTAGGCCTTGACCCAAAGTCTGAGTTGAGTATGATCATGGGGTTGACAGCTGGTGCCCAACCCTCCATTAGTGCCCCCATCTCCAGTGAGCAGCTGTTTTTGAATTCATCCAATTTGGCGCGTTCCGTCCGTTGGGATGCGCGAAATTTTGGTGAGGCCATCAACACCTTCGCTGGCCTCCGTGCTAAGCATCAGGCAAATCCTAGTCGCCCGGACATGATGCTGGGCAGTGATAACCCCAATTGGGGCGCTCGTGTCACAGGTGATGCCCTATCAGTGAGCGGCCTGTCCGTCAGATCCAACCACTTTGGGTCAGGCTCCTCCTCATTGGGCTCACTGAGCTCCGTGCGCACCAACCCCTTTTCCTCCGTTAGCTCGGGGTCCGTGGGAGGCATTTCCCTCCGCACGGTGGGTTCACGGCCGTCAATCAGGTCAGTGTTCTCGACCACGAGTGTTTGAAATTTGTTTTCCTCTTTAATTAATCAAATGCATTGTGAGTTTTGTTTTTGGTTTTGTTTTAATTTGC